AAAGTTGCGGGGACGTGACATCACCCGGATGCTGTGGCTCCGAAGCGTTCCGATCAGGTGGTGCAGCAATATCGGAGATAGTTTGAGATAAGCCTCGGGTCTCAGGCGAAACTTTAGAGGATAAGGGATGAGTGGGTGGCTTCGGTCTTGCTCTTCCCCGACAATGAAGGCGAAGATAAACATGTAGAAAGCAAATTAATTCCTCGTTTGGACGAGAGTTCGAATCTCTCCATCTCCACAACAGCCTTGGTAATCTGCTGATTGTCAAGGCTGTTTTTGTTACTACACGTAAAAATACACGTAAAAGGCGTTTTTTTATAGGATTTTTGATGTCTTAATTCTCCATCGTGACAAATATAACGTTTTTCCTTATCAACTCCCAATTATGATCAATAACATATTTTATGGATACTGTGTAGCCGTCATGTATATTATTCATTATATTTGCGGGACAGGTGCGTAACTTAAAGTTACGAAAATATGTTTTCAAATATTTTTGAGCTCAAATCCATTCGTGAGCAAAAGTATAGACTCTCTGAGCGTGAATCGGAGATCGCTAAACCTGTGTTAACCGACTTGGGTATGATCGATACCCTATATGAGTGGTTCAAGGAGATAGCCCTCGGAGGAAAGCCAATCCCTAAAGGGAATGTACCGCAAAGGAAAAAATTCATATTCATAATATTATATCTCTATTCTCCTATGACCTTGGCTGGCGGTAAGATGAAGGCTGGATTAAGGGAAAAACTAGGAAACGTACTAGGGATTAAGGAGAAGACGGTTGTCTCCAACAATATCAATGGCATAGTTTTTTCTTATCAATTGTATAAGTACTTTAGGCAAGATATAGAGCGTATTTTCTCTGAAATATTGGTTCGGTTGGATAAGACAAAGTAAATTTTGCGGTTTTTAAGGGTAATTCGTGACATTCTACCTGTTGTCACGAATCGCCCTTTCTTTATTTATGACCATAAATATCGATGACATAACTTTGGTCTTGATCTTTATTCAAGGCAAAGATATGAAATTGACAATCAAGCAAGAGAAGTTCTGTAATTATTACTTGGAATCAGGCAATGCTTCCGAGGCGTACAGGCGTGCTTATTCTTGCGAGAATATGAGACCCGAGACTATTAATATAAGGGCTTGCGAGCTTCTAGCCAACGGTAAGATAGCGGTAAGGGTAAAAGAGTTGCAAGCTGATTTACAAAGAAGATCGGATATAACCAAAGACGAGGCTATTGATATCCTTAAGAATATAGCACGGGCCAATGTCGTGGATATGTTGCAAATCAAGAGGGGGAAGAACTATGTAATCTTCTTGATAAAAGATTTGTCTAAACTGCCTTTGTCTTTCCAATTAGCTATCCAATCGGTCAAAAGTACGGATAAGGGCTTTGAGGTAAAGATGTATTCCAAGATAGACGCTTTGGATCGCCTTTCGAAGATGATGGGATGGGATGCGCCTGTCAAATCGGAGGTCAATATAGATGGCGAGGATAAATCCATAACTATTCAGGTTATTGACAAGAGGGAGGACGTTATCAATGGTGATACAGACGACTAGGATATATACGGAGGTACAAGGCGCTTTGGATAGCGGTTATAAGATCATATCTGCCCAAGGATCTTCTAGGAGCAGTAAGACTTATAACATATTGATATTCCTTATAGCGTATATCCTTCATAACCCTAAGCTGTCTCTATCTATCGTGAGGAAGACATTGCCGGCGCTGAAGGGATCTGTCTTCCGGGATTTCAAGGAAATCATGATCGATAAGTTCCGTATATGGGATAATAGGTACATGAACAAGTCGGAGATGGTTTACTCGTTCCCAAATGGATCATTCGTGGAGTTCTTTTCCACGGATGATGAGCAGAAGATAAGAGGAAGGAAACGTGATATACTTTATTGTAACGAGGGAAATGAGATATCTTATCTTGAGTGGCAGCAACTGGTGATGCGTACCACTCTTTTCTCTGTCATTGATTATAACCCGTCGTTCAGTGACGAGCACTGGATTTGCGATCTAAACAATGACCCTAGGACGTATCATTTTATATCCACTTATAAGGACAATCCTTTTTTAGAGCAAACAATCATCGATGAGATAGAGTCATTGAAGAATAAGAATAAGGTGCTTTGGGCGGTTTATGGGTTAGGGCAGCGGGCGATGGCCGAAGGGTTGGTGTTCCCTGATTTCGAGATCGTGGACGAGTTCCCTTCCTATGCCAAGCATGTGGCGTTAGGGCTTGACTTTGGATATAGCTATGACCCTACCGCTATAGTTAGATGCGGATTGGTTGATGATAGGTTATATCTTGATGAGAAATGTTACCGCACCCATATGTTAACCAAGGAGATTATTAAGGTATTGAAAGACCTTGGCTTGGTGGTTTACGCTGACAGCGCCGATCCAAGGCTTATACAAGAAATATCAAATGCGGGGATAATCATATACCCTGCGGACAAGTACAAGGGATCTGTTATGGGAGGTATTATCAAGATGATGGAGTATAAGATTTGTGTCACCAAGAGATCTTTAAACTTGATAAAAGAGCTTAGGAACTATGTATACGCCCAAAACAAGGACGGTAAATTTATCAATGAGCCTATTGACGGGTATAACCATCTTATCGATGGGGCACGTTATTGGACGATAGGCAAGCTTCTAGGAAAAGTATTAACAACAAGACTGTACTCGAAGGAGGAGTTAGGATTTTAACATGAATTACATAGACGCTATATTTCAGGTTTTCCAAAACAAGATATTGAACTCGTTTGGAGTGGAGAGGGACTTTGTCAGCCTTATCAAGGATAGGGATATAAGCCGGGCCATGTCAATGATGCAATGCCGGGACAGGGATGTTTCCCAAGCTATCTTGGAGTATAACCCGGAATCCCATGAGGTTAATAAACGTCCTAATAAGCACAGGAAAAATCAAGAACCATATATCACGGAGAAATTGCCACGAGGAAGGCAAGCGTATATAAATGAGGTGGAGCTGTTTTTTCTCCTCGGGCAGCCTATCTTGTGGAAAGCTGTATCGGATGATACGGATAAGGCTTTCAGGGCATTCGGTGATTTTCTCCGTTATACTCGATTCAACACGACAATCCGGGAAGCCAAGCGTTTGGCCGGTGCGGAGACGGAGAGCGCTAAGGTTTATCATATATACAGGGAAAATGGTATGCCCCAAGTAAAGGTTAAGGTTATATCCAAGTCAAAAGGATATACATTGCGGCCTTTATTTGATCAATGGGATAACATGATAGCTTTTGGTTATGGATATACGTTGCTTGAGGGCGATAAGTCCGTAGAGCATTTTGATATAGAGACCCCGGAATACATCTATCGATGCAAGAGAGCGGATATCGGATGGGATGTTACGCCATTGCTTAATCCTTCGGGTAAAATAAATGTTATCTACTATCGTCAAAACAAGGCATGGTATGGGGTGCAAAAGCGTATAGACAGAGAGGAAGCGGTTGATAGCAAGGCGGCGGATTCCAATAATTATTTCTCCGATCCAAAATTGAAATTAACCGCTGATGTCATTCAGAGCATAGTAGGGGGAGGATCTAATATGGTAGGAGAGGTTATCACCATGTCCGATAAGGACAAAAGCGCTGCCGAGTACCTAGTTCCGCCCGATTATTCCACGATGAAAGAGGCGGAGAAAAAAGACCTGTCATCAAGCATACTATTCGATACGTTCACCCCGGATTTCAGTTACGAGAACATGAAGGGGCTTGGGACATTATCCGGGGAGGCATTGAAAAGGGCCTTGGCTCTTGGATACATGAAAAGGGATAACTTGAAAGAGATATATGATATATTAATAGACCGTGAGAAGAATCTTATATTGGCTATCATGATGAACGTAACTCATATCGGCATGAGAGAGGAGTTAAGCAGGCTCGACCTGCAACATGAGTTCTCCGAGCCTTTCGCCGAGGATAAGGATAAGAGAATAGATATGATAGCGAAACTCTATGATTCAGGATTGGTGTCCCTTCAAACGGCGGTAGATATGCTGTCCTTGACTGATAAGCCGGAGGAGGAGATTCGACGGATATTAGAGGAGAAGCGGGAAAAGACGCAAGGAAATGAGAAGGACAAGAATCTTAAAGCTCCGGATGATTCCACTCAAGAATAAGACCGGTTTAAGTCGTACCTTGATATCATTAAATTTAATGGGCGTGGTTATTTTATAGCCATGCCCTATTGTTTTTGTGACAATCGGTCTATTGTCATGTATATAACCCGTTTTTATTTTATTACAAGCTTATGTATCAATACTTTTATGCGAAAAAATAAAAGCAAGAGCATGAAAGAGAAGATTTTCCAGCAGTTAAAACAGAAGTTCTCAAATCTTGGGTTAACGGAGGATGTTTTGAGGTCCGTGGCAGAATCATTGGGGTCCACTGGCCTGATTACGGACGATAATCTTGAAACTGCGGTAGCAGGGCAAGAGTCAATGTTGAAATCTTACCAGAGTTCCTTGGATAAGGTGCGAACCGAAAGCGCAAATTACAAGAAGGAATTAGAGGAGTTGAGAGGCAAGGGGGGCGGCCAGCAACAGCAACCAGATAAAAACGAGGAGCCGGATTGGTTCAAGAAGTATCGTGAGGAGCAGGACGAGAAAATCCGGCTCTTGACCTCCGAGAATGATAAAGCTAAGGAGGAGAAAGCACGTGCTGAAAGACACAATCTGATCCTTGACAAGGCCAAGAGCCTTAAGATCTCAAAGGAACGGATAGAGGAGGGCTTCGCTATAACGGACGATATGGACGATAACGCGATTGATACTTATCTGTCCAAGGTGAGACAAAATGAGGTCGCAAAGGGATTAGAGGAAAAAGGTTCGGCGTTCTCTGTCTCTACGTCCAAGGAAAAGAGCAAGGAGCTCGCTAAGGATTGGGCCAAATCATTGCCGGACGCTAATTAAAGTAAAAGATTATGGGTATCGAATTTAACAAAACAAAGATTAAAGGATCGTTCCCCGTCTTTTGGCGCGGGGAATGCGCAGTCCTTCCCGGGGATTTCAAATTAACCACTGAGTTGGCGGAAGGGACAATCGTGCGAAAGGGCACTCCTATCAAGCTGGACTTTGATCGCATGGAGTGCAAGATCTGTAAGGCCGTTAAGGTATTAGCCGGAGGAACGACCACTAAGCCACGTATAGGGAAAGATAGCTTTGTCGCCAAGGGAGATTCTATTGGTGGGCAGAACGTGAGTTCCGTAGATTCAAGCAACTCTGATTATGACGTGGTTACATTGGATGCCGCTGTAGAGTCTGCTACAGAAGGGGCGATTCTTGCCGTGGGAACGGATGAGCCTGACGCTGTGGTTGAGACAACGTTTGTCTATACGAAGAATATGTCTTTCCAGACGGTATCGGCGGGATATGAGGTCCTTATCCTTAAGGATGTGGCTTATCCAGTCCCTTCCTCATGGTTGACGGGATTCAGCATGAAGAATAATCCCACAATTAAGTATATTAGACAGTAAGGAGGTGAACGATGGATGTTTATAGTTCTATTTTTGGCGAACTGACGAAAGAGGTTCAGATTCGTATTGACGCTGCCACGGAGCTTCGCAAGCGCTTGTTTGACCAGAATATCTACGAGCGTTATCTTGATTGGGATGTCCCGACTATCGGCCTTAATTTTGAGGAGCTGATCGGGCAATATAACTTGAGCGTGGCGGCGGCTACCCTTGATTCCAAGGGAAAGGAACCGATCTTGGGTACGGAGGGGCTTGAGACCTTGAAGCAAAAGGTCCTTACCCACCAGATGAGTTACTCAATGCCGATCGAGGAGTATCGCAAGGTCTTGCAGATCCTAGACTCTAGGATGTTGACGGATGACCAGAAGACACAGCAGCTCATTAATCTGATGTGGAATAACGTGTCTACCGTTGTCAAATCCGTACAATCTAAGTTGGATATTATTTTCTTGGGTGCCTTGTCTAACAAGGGGGTATTTACATTTAATGCCAATAATAACCCTGAAGGAGGGGTACGTGGTATTATTGATTACAAGATGCCGCCCGAGAATATCGCTAGCGTTACTCTTGACTGGACGGATACCAATAAGGACAACGTCGATCCTTTCGAGGATATCCAAGGTGTCGTGGATGCGGCCCAAGACAAGGTGACGTTTGATAAGATATTGATGTCTCCGGCCAGATTGTCTTATTTGCTTAAGAGCAGGAAGATGAAACAGGTCATTTTTGGGACCGACAAATCCGGCACTCCTCTTTTGATGTCCGGTTTGAATGAGTTCCTACGCTCTAATGACCTTCCTGTCATAGAGACAGTGAGACGTATCACCCGTATCCAAGACAACGGCAAGCTATCCGAGTACAAGCCTTGGAACGACAAGAATATCGTCTTTGTCCCGGCAGGTAAATTAGGTGTCATCAAGAACGCTTACGCCGATAATGAGTTGAGACAGGAACCGGGCGTTACTTACTCTAATTATGGCCGGATTCGTATCTCTCAATGGGGCAAGGGCGAGACGGACAATTCCAATGGCGTAGAGTTTACCAAGGCTCAATCGCTATCCTTGCCGGTCCTTACCGAGATTAATGGTATTTACTCATTGACGGTGGAGGCATGACGATAAGAGACTACATAGGGCAGAAATTCTCGGCTTATGGAGATCTATCCGAGGCGGATATGCTGGATTTCAGCATCAAATCGGGGTTATCCCCGGACGATGAGATGTCTAGGGAATCCATAGGCAAGGTGGAGACAGGGATGATAGAGATCATCCCGTCGCTGCTGTTGCGCCCGGATAGCGTCAGCGAGAGTGGATTCTCTGTCTCTTGGGACAAGGACGGCCTCCGGCGGTATTATTTGTTCCTGTGCGAACGGAACGGTGTTAGCCCGGATGTGTCTTCCGGTCTTGGGGTAGTCTCATCTTATACGGATTATTGATATGTATTACGCTCCTCACATATTAGAACGAAAGGTTGTCAAGGAACCCGATATTGACGATAATGGCAATCCTGTGGAAGGATCGGGATCGGAATGTTGGGAGCTAGTGTCAACATGTAGGTGCGATGATAACGGAGCCGGTAAGCTGATTGGAGTAGGCGGTGAAATGCGTGTCTATGATTATCATGTTGTCATTAAGGGAAAACATCTTATTCCTATAGGCACTATGGTCCGGGTCTTGGATCAAGATGGTAATATACGTGGTGAAGGCGAGGTTTTGAAGCCTCGTATGTGTAACTTTCTAAACTATTCAGAGATATGGATATAAAGGTCAGGTTTGATTTGTCTGATTTGGAACAGGAATTGAAATCCTTGGACGATAAGGTGATAAATAAACTTGTCCAAACGGGTGAGGCCGCTATCCAAAAGGCTGTCAAAAGCGGTCAATATGTGAATAGGACTGGAAACCTTAGAAGCTCGATAGGCTATGTGCTAGCCTATAACGGCAAGGTTATCAGGGAGGGTGGTTTCAAGAAAGTTGCGGGGTTCGGACCTAACATGCAAAGAGCTAAGTTTACCACCAAGGAGGGTAAGGATGTCGATTTCTGGGCTAATGGGCCTAGCGGAGATGGAACGTTGGGTAGCGAGGAGGGACGTAAGCTAGCTACGGAACTGGCAACTTCTGCCAAGAATGGTTATACGATGGTGGTTGTAGCCGGTATGGGGTACGCTAGCTATGTCAATACCAAGGGGCTGGACGTTATGGATAGCGCTATGATAGAGATAAAAGAATTGCTTAAACCATGATGTCCACCGAGGATATAAAGGATTTGCTTTACCGTAAGCTCAAGGAGGTCTATTACGGCATACCTGTATATAAGGACAGGCATCCCCCCTATAAAAAGGGCAAGGTTCCGGAAAGGATTGTTGTCCACATGGGGACGATGTCCAATACGCCTTGGAGCATGGGATACGCTAATATCAATATCCTAGTGCCTTGCTTGGAGTCCATGGGCTACAAGACACCCAATAATACAAGGCTGAACGAGCTTCAACAGATAGCGGAGAGAAATTTCTTGTCTTGCTATTTCGAGTACGGCGGTAATAGGGGAAAATACTCGATAGAGGACTTGTCCACGGAGGAAGACCCGGATACGGACTCTTACTTCGTTAACGTGAGATTATTTATTAAGGTTGCTAATTTTAAAATGAGATAAGATATGGCTAACGAGAAGATTATGGCCGTGGGTATCAAGAAACTGTATTATGGTCCGGTTATCACGGACTCTCCGTTTGATCCCACGAAATTAAAGACCCTCTTGTCCGGGGAAACCTTGACGGAGGTCATTAACGTGCATCAAGATACTTGGAGTTATGAGGAGGCTGAGGCTAGCGTGACCGAGTACAAGAACCAGTTGTCTAAGAATACCTATAGACAAACCCAAGAACAAGGTTCCGTTCAAGTCTCCTTTACTATTGGACAATATGATTTCCAGACGAAAGCGGATTTGCAAGGAGGAACGGCTACCGATACAGGGTGGCAGAGAGCCCGAGGGTATCAAGAGATCTATAAATGCGTGATAGCAGAGACTGAGGATGATGTGTGGATCGTATTCCCAAAGGCGGCTATCGTTGGCCGAGGTGCCGATACGGACGGAGCTATCGGCTTGGCTGTCGCTGCTACTCCAATGGAGCCGGAGACGAAAGAGCTTAATCCTGAATATTGGTGGGCTGATAGCGTAGTCAATCCTTCTATTTAACTTGGATATATAATCGGGAGGGTATTTAACCTTCCCTTATCTTTTCAACATGAATAAAGCGGCAGATAAAGTAAGCGAGGCGATCAATGGGAGGAGGTTCGCTACCGTGGTCGTCAACGGGAAGGCCATAACCGTATATCCCCCGGCTATAAAGGTATTATGTAGGGCCATTACTTGGTTCTCAATGGTATCTGTACCTAACGAGGCCACTTGGGTAGATGCCCTTTTCATGGTACCGGATAATATCCGTTATATCAGCCGTGGAATATCATGCGTTATCGTTGGAGATGTGGAGGAATGGGAGAGAAAATCCGCATGTTTATCGAACGATTTTGATAATTGTACCTTGGAGGAATTGAAAACCATTTTCGAGGATATCATAAAGTTAATACACGTGGATGATTTTTTCGTTTCTGCCGCCTTAGCGAAGAGCGTAGCGAGAATGGCGGCGGAACAGAGGTGATAGGTAATGACACGTTGTTCGGACAGATAGCCACGTTCATGGAGAATTTACATTTATCTTACCATGAGGTGATGGAGGTTATCCCTTATCAAAACCTTTTGATGATGCAAAAGGACAAGCTCCGTATCTGTCATGGGAAAAAGGTCGTGAAAATGTCCGGAAAGGATATGTTAGCGAGAAGGAACGGGGGATAAAAAATTTGATGACTAGGATCATAAGCTAAGCGTAACTGATATAATATCAGTTACGCTTAATTTTGTGTTTTATTAAACATTTAATCAATTATTGTGTTTTGTATAAAAAAAGATGTTACATTTGTACATGATAAGCAGTCGAATGAAATATCTATAAGTTCAATTACTAACTAATACGACAATGGCACCTATATTGACATACCTATTGAACAATGCTCCATGGTTTGCGGTTATCTTAATAGCTATATTTGTAACATGGAAAATATCAAAGTATCATTTAAAATTGGAAGATACTAAAAACAAAGTAGATGAACTTCCATGTGAATCCCATAGAGATCTGTTACGAGAATTTAGCGAAAAGTATGACCGTCTGTATGATACTGTTGAATCAACTAATGGTATGGTTGTTGAGGTAAATAAATGGATAATGAGATTTGACAATGATATGATAGATAAATTGGCTAGAAAGGCAAGCCCTTTAAAAATGACACCTTTAGGTAATGCGTTATTTAATGCTTCTAACGCAAAAGAGACCATTGATAATAATAAGGATTTCCTTATTAAAGAAATGGAGAAGGATAATCCTGTTACCGCTTATGATGTAGAGGAATGTGCGCTTAATGCTCTCTTTAGGAATATTGGTCATGAGATGTTTAATGACATAAAGCATTTTATATATTATTCCCCTGAAAAAATGGAATTATGCGATCCTGAAACAGGAAAATGTGAAGAGGTCAAGGTTTCTATACAATCATTGGTGCGATTAATGAGTATATATCTTCGAGATTTATATTTACAGAAACATAAAGAGGTTGTATAGAAAGGATGTGTCTTCTCAACACATCCTTTCTCGCATTATTATTGGGCTATCAAGTGTGTATTCAGCGCTTTGAGATCAAATTGTCTATGCTTTGACCTCCCGTTGTTGTATACCGACACGGTCATATGTGGCTTGGGCTTGGTGCCGCTAAATCCGCAAGCCTTCTCCAGCTCATCGATAAGCCTCTCCATTTTCAAGGATTGCCGGTTGAATCGCTCCATCGCCTTCTTGTCCCTTTGGGACGTTAAAAGCATTTCGTTTAGTATCGTGTTTATGTCTTTCATATTCAATCAATCATTTAATAGTTCACAGGTATCATAGTTAAGGTTTTGGTGATGCTAAATCTAATCATAGGTTATCTTCTAGGTATCTATTGAGATAGTCTCGTAATTTTCTTACATCTTCTTTTGAGGAAAGAACTAGTGTAACCTCTTTTTCGCATACATTGTCGCATACTGCAATAAATAATGCGGTGCTTTCATGATTAATGCTCTTGTATCCTTTTTTGTCTATGCCGTATACATATGATTTTTGCATTTCAATAATAGCCCCATCATCTGAATTGATTGAAACGGTTTTGTACTTGCCTTCCCACTCTTTGACTTCATTTAGTGTCATATCTTCCGTCTGGATAAATCTAAGATTACCTTTACTAGCTAAATAAGGCATACGGATGATTTTATTTGATCTGTTTCTTCTATGTTTGCTCATCTTTCTATCATTTTAATTTGTTTATTATGTTCCATGACTGCATTGGCTACGATCTTGGATGCTTTTCCACTAGCCAATTCACATTTTCCGTTACCTCTTAGATCATTCTTCTCGATGTCCTCGGAGGCTAAAGCTTCCGCAAGGCCCACTGCCATCAACTCAGCTATGCTCATATGATCTCTTATGTTCGCTGTTTTGGGAAGATTCTTCTTCTCACGTATTACATTTGTACCACCACCATACAAATGACTATATATAGCATTTGTACAATTGCGGAAACCTTCACGTTCCACGCCATGGGAAGCTAGTGTACTAGTAAATGCGCTACGGGATATTTTACCTTGAATCCTTTGAGCAATCCATCGCTCATTTTTACCTTTTCTTTTATATGTGTTTATGGCACGATCAACGATCAAATCGGGATTCTTCTCTTCTTCTACACGTTGAAAGAAAACCTCGTTAACCAATACGCCTAAATCTGCATCTAGATATTGAGCGTATTCAAGAACTACGTGCTTAATACCTTAAGTACCACCACCTTTACCTCTCTTGGATTTTATAATGTGTGAAAATCCCACATTTAAAATCTTACTTACAGACTTTAAATATTCTTCTGCTTGAGGAAGTCTTTGCCATTGTCTAGGATCTTTATTTTGTGGGCTTCCTGCCAATATCCACAAGTCGTTCAGAGAAAACTTGTCCTCGTCTCTACCGATTTTTTCTAAAATATTAGCATCATATTTTGCTAATTCATTTTTATTTTTCATAACTTTGTCCCGTTAAAGGATTAATACTATCCTCATTGGTAGCTCGGTCAAGCACTACCTTTGAGGATTTTATTTTGACCGAAGTGGTAGCCGGGGACTTGAACCCCGGTGTATGCCGTCCTACCTGCTTATTACCAGTCTCGCTTGACAAGGTAAAAAGCGAAGGGCAAAGATTGAAGTTGCCTATTGTGACGGTCTGCAACTGGAATCAATGCCCTTAAATATCTTCTTTCGCTACCGTCACGTGAGCGATCATTTTCATATCACAAAATTATATATGACAAAATCCGTGGCCTATTTTTTCAAGGCTCGAAACACCACAATGGAGCTATTGTTGTAAAATCCCTCCGGCCGTATTACCGGAGGGGCATCTACTTCCGATCCTCTCCCCGTCGTTCGAGTTATCCCGCAAGCCTGCAAGTCATGTCGCTAATTACGCTCATGAATCTATCGTAGGTCTTTTTATTCCATTCCTTGTGATCCGGCATCCAGTCATTGAATATCTCCATGTAGACCACATCGTGAGACCTGTCCTGTACGGTGACGCATAAACCGCCCGTCTCCGGCATAACGCCTACATTTATATGTACCGGTTTCCTTCCGATCATACACTCCAACGCAATCCTTTGTACGTTCTTCAATACCTCTATCGTTTCCATATTCCTTATATTATTAATGTATATCAATCACCCGAATAAACCCTGTTAGCATAAAGGCTAGCCATACCGACATGAGTAAGTCTTACATTATGGGATCTTTCCGCAAGTTCCTTAGCAAACGCCGCACGTTTTTCCGCAAGCTGCACCATCGCTTTCGCCGATCCCCAAGCCTGTTTAAGGCACGAGCCGAATGTACGTCCGTATATTTTGCACTCTCTATAGATCTTATGCGCTTCCTTCATGATCTCACTCTTGTTGTATTTCTGTGTTGCCATTGTACTGTTATTTTATTTTGATGATGCAAATATAATGTAATACTTTATATGCAACAATAATAAAATAAAGAATTGCATTATGGTTAACACTATTTAATAATGTTATTCTTTATACAATAGCTACAAATAAAAAGAATCGCATTATATTTGCGGTGTAATCATATAAAGTATTGGCTTATGGAAAATAGAATAAAAGATATTCTTTCAGAAAAAGGATTGACAGCTAAAGAATTATCATCTGTTATAGGTTTGTCAAGTGTAAGTTTGTATAATATCATCAATGGGAAACAGGAAGCATCAGCAAATACACTGAATGCGATCGCCACAGCCTTAAACGTCCCTTTTTGGCAATTGTTTGTTTCTCCCTCCGAAGTACAAAAAGAGACCGATGGTGGGTATAAATGCCCTAATTGCGGGCATCTATTGAAGATAAAGGTGGAATGATGTTATATTCAATGATCTCTAAATAATAATCATGAAAGTTTGTTTTCTGCATATAATGCATTACCTTTGCGATACAATGTAATACAGAAGTAATATGGAAGCAGTAATAAGAAAGCAAACCTCGTTCCGTTTACGTGAGGACTTGTTGCAAATATTGCAGGAACAAGCCAAGAAAGCGAACAGGAGCCTGAATAATTTTGTGGAGAGCACCTTGATGGACGCTGTATACTCCGAGCCAAACGAGGAAACGATAGCGGCGATAAACGAGGCTCGTTCTGGAAAGTATGCCGGGACGATAGACGTAAGCAGTTTTGATGCCTTCATGAAATCATTGGACGAGATAGAATGAAAACGATCCATTACAGTACGAAGGCAAAGAAAGACTTAAAGAAGTACCGCAGCAACATCAAGCTGATGGAAGCCTTGTTTGAAGTCTTGGACAAGCTAAAGAAAGGGGAATCCATTCCAAGCAAGTACAAGCCCCATGAGTTGATAGGCAATTACAAGAACTGTATGGAGTGTCATGTAGGCAACGACTTTCTTCTTATTTGGATAGATGCGGTGTCTGACATAGTGGAAATTGTCAGGATCGGAAGCCACTCCGAGCTGTTCGGGAAAAAGAAATGATTTAACATTATCGATGGAAAATGGTAAGGATGAGTAAATAATACCATGATAAGGTGACGGATCGCTGAAAGGCGGTCTTTTTTTATGATCTTCATCGATGTCTCATGAGATAATTTGGATATATAAATTATAACTATGAGGAAGAATTGATTAAAGGCCAGAAAAAGTTGTTGGATATTTTGGTATGGTAGTTTGTTTTTTATATGTTTGTCAAAAATTAATATTTAAACACAAATGTTATGAAGAAAGTGCTACTGTTATTATTTGTTGCTATATCCTCATTTGCTTATTCTCAGCAAAGTGCAAATGGTTTAACATATAATTGTATGATATCTAACGATAAAAGCCCTAAGGTTATAGATACTAAGAATAGAAAAATATATAAAGATGGCAATAATATAATAATTACAAAGTATGATGATGAAGGACGTGATCTTAGATTAAAAATTGACAGCGTAGTGAATCGTGTAAGCAAATTACCCTATTCTAATAAGTCTGGGAAATGGTATTATTGCACAAGGATTGTATCAAAGGATGTATCTTTGAATTATATAGTGTTGGGGCTAAATACTAGTACTGTTAAGTTATATAATATATTCTCAGAGGTCGAAGTTTTTGAGGAAATGTTTAGTGCGTTAAAATAAATAGATATGGCTAACTTTATAAGTCAATTAGGAAAAGGTTTTATACGTTCTGCTGTTAATCAAGTAGGAAGGGATAGCGGCAAAGTTGTAAGTAATAGTATATATGGTGATAAACATTCAGTTCCAATAAGAAATACTGGATCAAAATATTCTGGTAGATATATTCAAGGAAATATTGATGTTGAGATAAATAGGGAGAATGGATATGTTTATGTTTGTAAAAATTCTACTTCAAAAAAAGTTCTTTGGTACATTTTGGCACTATTATTTGCTCAACCCTTTTTTATTTTTATAATGTTATATCTTTTATATGTTGGAATAAAGAAAAAAAAACAAGAGTTTGTTTACGTAAAAAAGTTAGTACCTGTTCCATTATATGTGTCTGATAGAAGATATAGGGATGGTGTACGTTTCTGTGGGTACGATGAGAGTTTTGTTTCAAAGACAATACCCGCCGAAGAGTCTGATAAGGCTATTTTAAAGAAAGTAGGTAATACTTATATCGTTATTGCTATAATTTCTTTAGTAATAGAGTCTATATGGTTATTTTCAATTTTGCAAGGTTCTTAAATTATAGATAGTATATATAATCAGATTTTGGATTAATTCGTCTAAGGTTCTGAAAAAAGATTGCAACATCACGATGATTGTTGTAATCTTTTTTTATTTACATTTCCTTACTATCTCCATGAGACATACTTTTGGGTAAAAAAGTTTATGTCTTCCATATCAATAGATATCACTGCCAATTACAAGCAAGTAGACGAGGCTATCAAGAAAATAGAGGAACTAAAGAAGGTCTTGAAGGATGTCCATGTGGATGATCCCAGATCGAAAGTCATATTGTCCCAGATAGAGGATCAAAAGAAGGTGATCGACGAGCTTACCGAGCAGATACGAAAGCTAAAGGAGGAGCAAGCCCAACAAGTCCAATCGGCTATCAATGATAGCAAGAGACAAGAGCAAGAGATAGCTAGGCTTGCGCAATCCTATAAGGCGTTATATGAGCAGATGAACGCCGAGGCCGGAAAAACCAAAAGAACGGTCGAGGTAATTCCTCCGTCTGCCGCCCAGACGCAAGCTACCGCCCAAGTGAACCAACAGAGATCGGCTTATGACAACCTTAACGAGGAGATCACCAAGGTAAACGGGACATTGGATCAGCATGTGGCGAAGCTTATCCGAGAACAAGGCTCATTGGCTAAGGTAAAAAACGAGCTGGCCAATCTAGCCAAGCAGGAGAAAGACAACGGATCGTTAAACGATAAGCAAAAACAAAGGAGGGAGGAACTTACCAGATCCTTATATGAGTACAAGCAGAATATATCCTCTCTCCAGCAATCCATACGTAACGACGTAAAGCTGAACAAGGCCGCTCAAGGATCTATTGATGAATTGTCTCTATCCTTGGGGAAGATGAGGGATCTTTATCGTTCCATGAGCGCAACGATGCAATCCTCTTCTTTTGGGAAGGCGTTGCTGTCAGAGATAAAAAACGTGGATGCGGAAGTCAAGCGGCTTGACGCTTCTCTCGGCAATCATCAAAGAAATGTAGGTAATTACGCTAGCGCCTTGGATGACGCAAGCGTCTCCCTTTATGACATGATGCAAAACATGTCGGCACTTCCCGGTCCTATAGGGCAATCTGCTTCCGCTATGCAAGGCTTGACTAAGGCATCCTTGCGATTTATCGCTACGCCAATAGGGGCGGTTTTGGCTGGGATATCATTGGCTCTTATGGCCTTGACTTCTTGGTTCAAACGGACAAGGGAAGGTGAGGAAGCGTTGAATGTAACGAGCGCTTATTTCAAGCAAACCTTGGATTCCATATTAGATGTGGTGGATGATGTTGGAGAATGGCTTTATAAGGCGTTCACGAAGCCTAAAGAGGCTATGAAGGATATTGTTAGCTTCTTGGAAGGACAGGTAATGAACCGTCTTAACGCAACGGCAAAGGTTGGTGCGGCTATCTGGAAGATATTTGGAGGTAAGGTAGGAGAAGGTTTGAAGGATTTAGGGAATGCTATCGCACAAGGTTTTACCGGTATAGAGGACCCCTTGAAGAAAGCTTCCGGACTAATGGATGATATCATTGATAAATCAAAAAAGCGAGCAGATTTAGCTAAACGTGAGAATGAATTAGAAAATAGACAGCGATCATGGCTGGTTAAGAGATCCGAAATAGAGGCAAGAATAAGCGAGTTGAGGGAGAAATCTCAAAATGCGGCTTATTCAGATAAAGAACGTCTGGAAGCCTCAAAAGAAGCCTCTAAGTTAGTAGAAGAAATGTATAATGAGGAAGTAGATATGGCTCAAGAACGTTTTGATATCATAAAAGAGACAAATTCCTTATCACATTCTAATGGAGAAGCGTTGCAGGAACAAGCGGAAGCAGAGGCAGACGTAAATAAGCAATTAGCGGAAAGAGCATCAAGACTTCGTGAATTGTCTAGTCAGCAGAGAGAAATAGGTAACAGGATTAAAGCCCAAGGCGTTAGCGCCAATAAAGAAAAGGTTGAGACCTCCGAGAGACTTATGGCTATAGAGGAAGGCCGCAAGAAGATCCAAGATAAGGAATTGGAGGTAGAGATGCAGATCCAGCAAACCCGAATAAACGCTATGAAAGAGGGATCAGATAAGCGTATCGCCCAATTAAGGCTTGATTATAAGAAGCGGACACAAGAGGTTAATAAATTGGGGGAGGAGTTCTTGAAGGCTCAACAGGAGATCGAGAGAAAGGCGTTCGAGGCGGCTAATCCTAAAGCCAAGGAAGAAGGGAGGGCTTTTACTCCCACTACAACGAAGGTTTCAGAATTGCCACAGGAGCAATTACAGCTACTTGCTGATATGTTAGCGGCTATAACGATCGAGACACAGGCTAAAGAGGCTGAGTTACTCAAGGGTACATTGGATAAGTATAAGGATTACGCCAAACAAAGGGAGGATATCGAGAAGCAATACAATGAGGATGTCAAGTTTTTGCAGAGTCGGAGAAACGAGGAGAACGCCAAACAGATAGACTCCGCTTTAGAAGAGGCTGACAAGAAAAGGAAGGAGAGCCTATCTAAGATCAACCTAGAGGAACTCAAGGAGAATATAGATTGGACTTCCGTGTTCGGTAACCTTGACAGAGTTGCTACCGAGGCATTGTCCGGAATCAAGGAAAAGCTCCAACAATACCTTCAAGACGCTGTCGGAACCATAAGCAAGGAGGATTTCAAGACGGTATCGGATGCTATCGAGCAAATCAACGAGGCCATGACCGATCGAAAGCCTATCGATCAATTACGCCAAGGGTATGATGAGTATAAGGAGACAATAGAGGAAGTGGCCGTCGCTCAAAAAGAGTTGAATGATCTGGAGTCTAGCGGGGCCGCATCCAAGGAGGCTTTGGAGATGGCGAACAAAAAATTGACGGAATCGTTAAACAAGCGTAGATCCTCCTTGGTCAAGATGACATCGGCCATAAACTCCATGGGAGAGAAAGGGCAGGATATCGTTACTGCTGGGAATAATATTGCTGATATGCTCACCGACTTGGGTGTTTCCGTCCCGGAATCCATATCCAAGGCTTTGGACGGAGTGAGTCAAGTCATGTCCAGTCTGGCTAGCATAGATCTCACCAAGCCGTTTAGTGTCATTACGTCCGCTACCGGTATAATCGGAGGTATCGGCAAGGCCATAGGAGGATTGTTCGGTGGTGGTAAGAATGTAGTGGCTCAAGAGACGATCGATAGCTATAATAACCTCATGGAGGTGATGGATGGAGTTATCTCCCGTCAACAGGAATTACTTGATGGATTGAGCGGGGCCGATGCGATGGAGGCTTATAATAGGGCTAAAGATCTTATCGAAAAGCAGATTGACATGACCAAGAAACTAGGCTTGGCCCAGCTTAATGCGGGGTCAAGCTCGGGTTCTCATTCTTATGGATATAGGGCTATCCGGGATTTGAGGGCTTATGATAAGGAATTGAAGGCTATCGGCATTGATCTGGACTCGTTGGGAGGCCGTGCGGAGGGCTTGTTCGAGCTTGATCCGGAAGTGATAAGGCAACTCAAGGATGATGTCCCGGAAGCTTGGTTTAGGATAGATGATGACGCTAGGGGATATCTTGAGACATTGATAGATCTGGATGACAAGACGAAGGAACTGGAGGAGGATAGCAAGGAGGCTCTTACTGGCATATCCTTTGATTCCGCAAGGTCGGAGCTTAGGAATCTCCTGCTGGATACTGACACCACGATGGCCGAAGTTGCGGAGCATTTCGAGGACTATATGAGACAAGCCATTGTCAATACTATAATTGACAAGACATTAAGTGAAAGAATCAAAAAATGGTATGAAAAATTCTCTGAAGCTATGGCTGATGGAGAGTTAAGTGATTTAGAAAAAAGGAATTTACAGGAAACCTATAAAAAGATATACGAGGATGCCGCCAAAGAGAGGGATGCTGCATTTGAGGCCGCAGGGCTTGAGAAGGAGACAAAGACAGAGGATCAAAAGGCTACCGCCAGAGGTTTCGAGACCATGACACAGGATCAGGCGGCGGAGTTGAATGGGCGTTTCACGGCGTTACAGGAAAGTGGAAATGTAATCTCGGAGCAAAATTTGACACAGACATCCTTGTTGTCAAGTATTGTTACCTCTATTGGAGGTGTTTTGTCCGCCAATGATTCCGTAAGGGATATAGCGGGAGAGATACGGGATTTTCAAGTTCAATCGTTTTTGGAAATACAAGAGATAAATGACACGACAAAAAGCATAGATAAGACATTAAAGAAGATGTCACAAAACATAGAACAAGTGAAAATAAATACGGGAGGGATATAATGATAGGGCAATTATATATAAATGGAAGTGACGCATACATGATGTATGGTGTCATCATGGGGGATGGTTTCATTGAGAACATATCGATGGCCGCTCCATTAAAAGAGTTTGTTGAGAATGATAGCCGTCTTGAGCATGGCAAGAGAATGATAATATCCAATCCTCGGTTAGCTAGCCGCAACGTGAACCTTACTTTTACGATAAACGGAAAGACACCAGAGGAATACCTAGATCATTATAGGGATTTCGTAGCGGAACTGCATAAGGGTAACGTTGCTCTACGTGTGCCTGCATTAGGGGAGACCTATAAGTTGGTATACCTAAACTCAGCGTCATATGCCTTGGATGGATCTCGCACCGTCTCCAAACTGGCTTGCAAATTTGTCGAGCCTAACCCATATGACAGGGCGTAGCAACAAAATTACAACAATCCCGCCATTGTTTTTTTTAGGTCCGCTTGATTTTTTGCCATCCCCCTTATATGCGTGAACTTTGAGTTCATGATCGAGATAAAGGACATATTGGGCAATACTCGTTTCTCGACCCCTATAAACCGGGGCGCAAAGGGGAGATTCACCTTGATGAAGGAGGACTATATAACCCTTCCTTTTAGCGTTGAAACGCCTATTGATTTCAAGCCGGGCGACTATGTGGACATGAGAGGGGTACTCGATGACGCTTTAGGAGGTAAGTTGTCCAAGGTATATAAATACCTATCCTTGCAGAAGCCCAATGTGGTGCCGGGAAAATATGATTATGAGTTAAGGTTGGACGCTTATTATTATGAGTGGAACACGAAGATATTCAAGTATACCCCGGAAAATCATGGACAGGAGGCAGGATGGAACCTTACCGCCACTCTTGACACGCAACTGGGCGTGTTCCTGCGTAACCTTAAAGCTAACGGATATACGTATAACGGCGTCGATTATGACTTTGATATAGACAACACGGTCGAGAACAAGGCCGTGTTGATGTCTTATGACAATATCCACCTTTTGGACGCCCTTTTCTCGATGGCCGCCGAGGACAAGTGGAATTGCGACTGCTGGATAACCGATAATATCATCCATTTCGGGCGTTGCGAGTTCGGCGACGCCGTAAAGATAGAGTTGGGCGTAGAGGCTTCCTCTATGACCCGTAACGATAGCAAGGGTACTTACGCAACACGTATATACGTGTTCGGAGGTACCAGAAACATCCCTGTCAACTATCGTCCGGTAGATGAGCAGACCGTAGTCAACGGTGTCGTGCAAAAGCGGCTCATGCTCCCATCTGGGACACCGTATATCGATGCCTATCCCGGCATGACCAACGCCGAGGCCGTGGAGGACGTGGTGGTATTTGACGATATCTATCCCAGACGGATAGGTACGTTGTCGGATGTTAAGACCGTAGACAGGAACATAGAGACGGACGGCGAGGTGACGGGGACTTTCAAGGCTTATCAATACAAGGATACCGGGTTGGTGTTCAAGGATGAGTATATCATAGAGGGCGAGGGATTGAAGGTCACGTTCCAATCCGGGAGACTTAATGGCATGACTTTCGGAGTCACTTTTAACCCCGAGGGAGCGGAACCCGTCGAGCAATTATGGGAGATCGTCGCTAACGAGGATTATGGCCGCTTGTTACCAGACGATGTGATCCGTCCGGAGAACGGCGATAAATATATACTTTCCGGATTCAATATACAATTAGTGTCCGACCAATATATATCGGAGGCGGAGGCGGAGCTTCTGGCCAAGGGTAAAGAATATATAAAGAGAACCAGTATTGACGATGGCACGTACCCGACTACGTTGGACTCGGAATGGGTCTATCAAGACCAGATCAACCGGACTTACGACGTGGGGCAGAGGATGCGGATGGTCAATCCCGCTTTCTTCTCGTCGGAAGGACGTATCAGTCGTGTTATAGGCTGGGAGATGAGCCTTGATATCCCTTATGATTCTCCTGTATATACTATAGGCGAGAGCACTCAATACAGCCGGCTTGGTGAATTGGAGGAAAAGGTTGATTCCTTGACTTATAAAGGACAGACATATACCGGTTCCGGGGGAAGCGGCGTATACGTTATCCGAACCAATGACTCCACCCCGGCAAGCGACAGCAACGTATTCTCCGCCCTTCGCTCGTTGGCCACCTTTTTACGCAAGGATAAGCCGGACCAGACCAAATATCTAATCAAGCTCCTCGGAGGATTGATATCCGATAATATCGAGTCTCAGGATTTTGCCGCCGGTCCTTTCGGCACGGGGTTCCTCGTGAAAAGGGACCCAAAGACCGGTAAATCATATATAGAGGCGGACGAGATCTACATCCGCCTTAAAGCGTATTTCGATACCTTGGAGATCAAGCACCTCTCTCACGTGGGAGGGCGTATCGTATTATCTCCGGCGAGCATGGAGTGCATTAGGGTGGAGGAGGTATCGGTAGAGCTGGATGCCTTATATGACTTTAACGGCGATCCCTTATATGACACCGAGAATAGCCGGTTATACTCCTTGGGGGGATCGGCTCGTGCCACCACCAACGTGTACAGGTGTTATTTCCGGCAGACCGACGGGGAGAGGGAGATCGTGAATGAGTTCGCTATCGATGACATGGCCCAATGCCGGGAGTTTAACGTGAAGACCGGGATATCCCATAATGTCCGTAACCAGTATTACTGGCGCAGGGTCGTAGGCTTGGGGAGTGATCATATAGACTTGTCGATAGATGATTGTGACCCCGGCAGCATGGTCCCGAAGGCGGGTGATACGATCGTCACGATAGGCAACAAGACGGATACCAATCGTCAGCATGTAGTTTATCTATCCTCCTACGACGATGACGCTCCGTGCTTCAAGCTGTATTCCGGTATCAACTCTTACTCGATGTTGAATAAGGAAGTGACGGTCATTTCCCCGAACGCCGACAAGAACGTATTCACGGGCAAGGTAGTCATAAAACCGGGGTCTGCCGGCTTCGAGAACTTGACAGACAAGCCGGACATGGAAGGCATAAATAATTCCATCAAGAATGCCCAAGAAGCCGCCTCCGCCGCCCAAGAGGCTATCGAGGGAGTGCAAGGCTCGGTGGATAATTTCAAGTATTACGTTGATAACACCTTCGCCGATGGAATCATATCGGAGGCGGAGACCAAGGATATCGCCCGCTATATAGATATCGTAAACAACGAGAAGGCATCGTCATTGGCTACATATAATGAGTTGAGGATCAATCCTTATCTTGACGGGGCAGAGCTTGTCTCCTTGGAAGAGGCCAAGGAAACCCTGTTCTCTTCCATAGATAGCCTGATCGACGCCGTAAACAAGGCCATAGCGGACAAGAAGGCCACGGAAGAGGAGATAGCCGATATAAACGATAAATACACGGAGTTCAATACCGCTTGCGGTAATTTTTATTCCGCTGTGGAGAACGCTAACAAAAAAATACAGGATAATCTTAAGTCATACTCGGATAACGCCCAGAAAGCCGCGGATGAGGCTAACAAGAACGCTACGAGCGCGATGGACAGCGCCAATACCGCCAAGAGCGATGTCTTGGGCTTGAAGGACTTCACGGACGAGGCATTCGAGGACGGGATTATCTCCAGATCGGAGGCGGTGGCCATAGGAAAGTACACCAATACGGTGAACGCCACCAAGAAAGAGGTGGAATCAACCTACAACACGTTATATACCAACCCTTTCCTTTCCGGTACCCCAAAAACGGATTTACTGAACGCCAAGGTGACGTTCATGGGAGCGGTGGATAACCTGTTGGCATCTATACAGACGGCCATTTCGGACGGTAAGACGACAATAACCGAGAAGGAGATTGTCGATAGCAAGTTCTCCGCGTTCAACAGCGCCTATGCCTCACTTGCCACGGCCATAGAGAACGCTAACAAGGCGATCCAGCAGAAGATCAAGGAGGAGGCGGTCAATGAGGCCTCCGATGGTCTTATCTCCGATATCGAGACGATTACCGAGGCGGACAAAAACGAGATGGCCAAACAGCTGGGATACGCCGATTACGCCTCGATGAAGGAACAAGCGGCGAAGGGCAAGACCATCATAAACGGGGCATCTATCAATACCCAGTTGATAGATACGGACTTGCTCATCACTTCTCTCGTTATAGCCAAGGCGATAAAAACAAGTAACTTGAACGTAAATGATAAGTTCATAGTTAAGACCGATGGCTCCGTGGACATGAACGGCATCTTTCACTCCCTTGGTACTAAGACGGAGCTTGTCATCTCTAACGGTTATTTGAGGATCGCCTATAACGGGGAAGAGATCATGCGTTTCGCCGTGAACCAGAATACGGGTATGCCAGAGCTGAATATGCACAAGGGGGATAAGAGCGTGTTTATCTCCCCGGAGAAACTTGTGTTCGGTTTTGGCTCATGGAATAATTTCTTGACTCTTAATCCCAGTGACATTGGAGGGGGAGACGTGAGAAAGAAAAGTGATGGGACCTTGTATGTGACCACTGGAGAAACCTCCTTGATAACGGTTGGGATCTACGTGTCTCCGCAGGAGGGAGGTACGACAATCCCTACACCGGGATCTATGCTGTTCAAATACGAGGGAGAACAGGAGTACGTGGAGGCTATACCCAACGACGGGTATGAGTTCTCCAGATGGAGTGACGGGGGAGCCCAACGTCATTTGGTTACATGGGATGTCTCAGGCAAGGGGATAACCGCGTATTTCACCAAGATACAGGTGACTCAATATACGGTGACCCTGATAGCCAACCCGCAACAGGGCGGTACCGTGTCTGGAGGAGGTGCCGCCGACAAGGGGACGGTACGCGCGGTATCCGCTACCCCCGCCTCCGGTTACCGCTTTGTCAGCTGGAGCGATGGGGGGAACCAGACCCACAACGTCACTTGGGACGCTAATAAGACCTTGACCGCTAATTTCGAGAAGGCTATTATAACGGGTGACGAGATATTGTTGGGTACCTCGTTGACATCAGGCACGTATACGAGCGTGTTGAAGAAGGGGACGGGTACCTTGACGGCTTCCACTTCCGGCGGTAATATGACGGTCATGTCCTCGTCCGGCAATCAGGGATGGGTGCTGTTCAACAAGGGATATCTCGGGAGCAAGTTGTCGCAAGGGCATATATACAGGCTAAGTGTCACGGCCAAGGTCGCTTCCGGTACGGTCACTTTCTTGGCCGGCATAGGCTCTATAGACTCCGGAGGAGAGTTCAACGACCTTTCCTCGGGAGATATGATCTATGGCGAGCAGATAACGACATCCGTAAAGACCTTTGTCGTGGATATAACGGTCTACAAGAGAGATAGCACGGTAAGCGACGCGGTGGCTATGTCGTTCTTCCCCGATAGTACGGCCACTATAACAATAACGGGTATATCGTTAAAGGAGGTGTGATATGGGAATCATTAACAAGACAACAGATAAGATAAACGTCTTGCTTGACAAGATAGCGGATATTCCAGAGGAGGGTCTGGCAGGGAAGACCCCAGTATTGGAAGACGTGAGAGTCACCACCCTATCCGCGGGTAGCGATGCCACTGGCGATATCGTTAGAACCGGGGTTGATAGTGAGGGAAACCCATCGTACGTGATAAATCTAGGTATCCCACGAGGTAAGGACGGGACTTCTGGAGGTCCCGCCAGTATAGACTGGACCAATGTCCTTAATAAGCCAGAATGGATAATGTCATCCACTAAACCATCATATACGGCCGATGAGGTCGGGGCATTACCCTCAAGCACCTCTTTCAAGACGGTTAACGGGGAATCCATATTGGGGGAGGGTGATATAGAAATCTCATCCGAGGGAGGAAACGGCGTAGGACGAAACTACCCCGGTTACAAGAACGCCGAGATATTCAACGATTACGAGAATAACAAGGCCGCCGGAGCCTACGCTCACGCCGAGGGCATGAATACGAACGCTACCGGTCCTAGATCTCACGCCGAGGGGCATAAGACAAATGTTTTCGCAGCTGACGCCCATGCCGAGGGGAGGGAGACGTGGTGCTTGGGACCACAAGGGCATGTGGAAGGGATGAACGGGATCGCTTGGGGAGGGCTGTCGCATGTCGAGGGACTGGCCGCTCGTATAGAGAATGGATCTTACGTGCCGCCCGTTGAAGGGGGGAAAAAAATTCTTAACGAAGAGGATTTGATCAGGACGATATGGGATACATATGGCCTCGCATGGGGGAAAGAAATTATCGTAAGTGAGGACTTGTTTAATGATTATTATATACATGCTTCCTTTGGGGAAAGAAACCATGTAGAGGGAGTTAATAATGTCGTTTTAAACAATTGTGTACACGTGGAAGGTCGTGGAAATGTATCGGGGGCCTCCGTAACCGCGCATGGGGCTGCTCAGATTGACCACGTGATCCATATAGAGGGATGCTGGAATACGGTCTATCCCCAATCTATGGATACGGGATGTCACATAGAGGGAAAATCCAACCTCGTACGTGAGTCTGGGGATGGTTCCACGATATATTACGCCACCGCCGCTCATGTGGAAGGCGAGAATAACGTCATAGATTGCCTGTCGCATATCGGTGATGATTACATCCGGGGGAATGCCAGATGGTCTCATGTGGGGGGATACTCATGCTCTGTCGTTAGGGCCAGTTACGCTTTTGCCCATGGTGACCATGTTTCCGTGTCCAATGATCACGAGGTGTCGTTCGGACGTTACAACCTCTCTGAGATCAACGGTAATAAAGTTTTGTTCTCTTATGGTATAGGCTACAACGAGTCGAGCCGGGAGAACGCCCTCTCGATATTGGAGGATGGAACGGTGGTGATTCCCCGGCTGGACGGGGGAAGTGTCAAGGAGCAAATAGACGCGGCCATACAGCCATTGATCAACAAGGTTAACAACATGTATAAAGAGCTCACCGGGATTATAGACGAGCAATCCAAGCGAATACAAGATTTGTTAGCCTTGATACCATCGGTGAAGGTTGAGAATGACATATTGATGATCGGGACACCCAAGGCCTTCGTGATAGGTAGCCTGCTTGTATTGACAAGGAACCTTCCGGCCGGCGTTTCCGATGATACGCTTACGATTACCGATACGTCGGTGGAGGTAGATAATGATATATTAACAATTAAATAAACACTAAGGATATTATGAGCACGATTAAAAAGGTAAACGTAAACGGGCAAGAGTATGATTTGGCCGGTTCTGGAGGCGGTGGGGCTTTGATCGAGATAACCCACTCGGAGCTAGTAACTCTTAGGGATAGTGGCGGTCTTGTTCAAGGGAATAAATACCGGATAACGGATTATAACGCCGTCTTTAGCACGTTAAGATCAGCGGGACATCAATTTGATATCGTAGTGGAGGCATTGTCTTCATCTGAGCTTTCCGAGAAAGCCTCCGCTATGATACATGAGGGGGATGTATATTTCGAAAACTCCCATCTGGATCTATGGACAGTCTATTACTCATTGGATAACGACACTTCTCGCTTTAAAGAGGCATCGGCTTCTGGAAAAGGCTTTATCTGGAGATTAATAGATGAGTATAATAACGATGTATGCTTCGATTTCAAGAACGCCCTTTTCACGTTGTCATCTTCTGATTTTGATTTTGTCACGAGTGATTCATTGGATTTTTATCTGTTCTCTCATTTAGAGACGGGAACCCCATCCCAGTCGGACATCAAGGATAAAACAATAGTGAGATCTGGTTCCGTTTATAATAATATTGTAAAATTCAAGCTAACATCATCACCCAAATTGGTGTTTGGTTGCGTAAAAGGACTCCTTGATTCAATATCTCCTTTTTTACTGTCTTGTAATCAAATTGAGGCTATTGAATCTGTTATTGTGTTTGGTATGAGCGCTAGTAAGTTTGCCTCCAGTAAGATTTGTCTTGGCGCCAAAGTCATTTCAAAAAAAACGGTATCAAATATAATCAATTCTGTTTTTAGCGCTTCATTGACGCTTGAGGGAACTTATTCTATTAATAATACAAACATATGCGATATAAATAAAATATCTTATGAAGGCGATATTATAAATTGCTTTATTTATGGAGGACTTAGAAAGCCATCATTAAAATGCTCATCGATGAATAACGTATCCGTAAAAATTATTGCTACAAATAATAATACATTGTTGACTCTTTCCGATCGATTGGATTCTGTCGATGTTTACGCCAAGGAGAATGAATCCGGATCTTATGACATAAAAATCGTAGACCCGTTTGCGCAATAACATGGATAAAAAAAAGGATATGGAAGCTATTCGCATAGGCAACGACATCTCCATCCAATGGACAATATTGCACAATGGCATTCCTGAGTCTCTTGAGGGCCGGGATTTGAGGGTGGTCTTGTCAAATTCATTCGAAAAGATAGAGATAAAGGATATCATACTTGTCGGTAACGTCATAAAGTTCTCTTATCATGGGAAGGATCAAAGGTATTGCGGGTTTTACACGTTGACGTTATACGAGAATTATAAGAAAGATGGCATGATGGCCGTTGACGCTTGCGAGGCGTTCCGTCTTATCCCACGGTCGTGCTCCGTAGGTGGAGATACGGGATGCGGTAGCGTCAAGGTGACAACGGTAAGGCTAACGGGAGATATATCCGTTTCTGCCGTAGGAACCGGCGATTATGAAAGTATAACCAATAAACCACGGATCAACGGGGTTGAGTTGGTCGGGGATAAGTCCCTAGAGGAGTTAGGGATACCCATTCTACCTGATAATATCGTGACTGATGCAGATTACACGCATACGGATAACAACTTGACGGACGCTCTTTTGGAAAAGCTCGACGGATTGAGTAATTACGATGATACGACGTTAAGAGAGGCTTTAACCTCCGAGATCAGCAGGGCGAAGGAGGTAGAGGGAGATCTTGACACGGCCATAAGGAAAGTGGCTTCCGATCTGTCCACGTTTATAACGGGAGATCCGGACGCGGACAATGTCATCAACAGATGGCAGGAGGTGGTGGAGTTCTTGTCCGGTATGACAGAGGATAAGGATATGGCCGGAGTGTTGCTGGATTTGAAAAAACAAATACTTGCGGAGGTCACGAGTATCTTGTCAGGTTATTACACGTCCGGACAGATTGACGATAGGTTTGTCGAGAAGATCAAAGGGAAGGGACTTAGCACAAACGACCTTACGGATGAGTTGTTATCTAAGATCAACGGCTTATCCAACTATGATGATGGATGGGTCAGGAGTGAGATCGCCTCTATCAAGGCGGATATCGACACGTTATTGGGTGATGGAGCGAGCGACGCTATAGATACCTTCCATGAGATCGAGCTTTTTTTGCAGGGTATTACGGATAAGGAAACCCTAAGCGGTCTTCTCAATGACTTGCGTGCGGAGATAACGGCTTTGATCCCAACCAAGACATCCCAATTAACAAATGACGATCACATCGTAAAGGACGCTAATTACGTCCATACGGACAATAATTATACAGACGAAGATAAGGGTAAGTTGGATGGATTGGATAATTACGACGATACGAATATCCGGAATCTGGTCACCGGTCTAAGGACGGACGTTGATAAGTTAAAGCCCGTTGTCACCTCCACCCCGTCTAACGGCCAGATAACCATAACGCCGGACAAGGCAAAAAATGACGATCCGGACGTATCAATAACGCTGGAGACCAAGGGGGACAAGGATAAGTCGCTGATGGCCGACGGCAAGTACCGCAAGCTGCCCGTGTACGGGAGGAACCTGTTGCTGGGATCGGGGAAGGAAATCTCTTCTACCAGTTATTGGGTTACCGATTGGTATACTGCGGAAAATATTCCAGAATCTAAACAAGTAACGTTTACTATATGGGCGGATCTAGGATCTGATGTTACTTCTGTCTGGTTATATAAAGCCGGAGGTTCGGTTTTTTTAGCCTCAATCGCTAGGGATAAGTTTGTTGATGGGAAAGCCTCCGTTACGTTTACATGGGAATCTGGCGGGATTGCTGAAAATGTATTAAAGTTGTATCAAAAATCACCGGACAATAACATAAAAGGGAATATAACTATACATAAAGTGAAGCTCGAGTACGGCGACATCTCCACCGAGTGGACCCCCGCTTGGGAGGACATCCCGGATATAGAGGAGCGGTACGCCTACGGTGTCGAGTGGGACATGGCATCGTCAAGCCCGGACGGGAAACGTGTTGGAAATATGCAACTGCATAGGGAGTTGCCGGTGCAGAGTAAGATAAGAGGGTGCGTGTTAGATAATAGCGGGGGAGTGAAAAAATATTTAGGAGCATCTTCTTGGTCACAAGAGGATATGTCTATAGATTATCTTTTAGAGGCTATAATGGCAGAAATGGATAGGTTTTGGATTCGTTTCTACATAAAAGGCCTTAAGTTTGGATGTATGATGTCTGATACTCCTATGCCCGGATATACCTATATTAATAAACGTTATATGAGTGCTTTCGAGGGAGGAATAGATAGGCCGTCGATGACTTTATTGTCTGCCTATGGAGTAGGTAGCACAAACGTAAATAGAAGAGGTGGCGACAACACCGCCGACTGGGACGGCACCTACCGTTCCTTGCTAGGCCGTCCCGTCACCAACCTCACCCGGGACCAATTCCGGCAAGCCGCTAGGAAACGTGGCAGCGGCTGGGAAATGTACACCCATAACGCCCACAAGATCCTGTTCTGGCTATTCGCCGTCGAGTACGCCACGCTGGACAGCCAGAAACCTTTCAACGCCCAGAAGGACGCTAACGGTTTCGCACAAGGCGGCCTAGGTCCGGGACCAACGCAAATGACGGATTGGACTAACTTCAACAACTCCAACCCCCTTATCCCATGCGGCTATACCAACGAGTTTGGGAACGGCTCGGGAGAGAAGGCATATGTCGTGAAGAACGCTTCCGGCGGTACTCATGCCACATTGATGGCTAACAGGTATCGTGGCATAGAGAATCCGTTCGGTCATATCTGGAAATACACCGATGGGGCCAACATACAAGTCACCACGGGTGATTCCGGATTGTCTATCTTATGGACTACCGATGACCCGTCAAACTTCAGCGATACATCTTACACAGGCTATAACAAGAAAGGCAACATCTGCCGTACCAATGGTTATGCCAAGAAGATGCTCCTAGGTGAGGATGGTGATATCGTAGCTACGGAGATCGGCGGTAGTAGTTCTACCTACTGGTGCGACTACTACTACACCTACACATCGGCTAACCGCATGCAGGTGGTGCTGGTTGGCGGTGATGCGGACAACGGGTCGGATGCGGGCCTCGCTAACGTGAATGCGGGTAGTGCGCCTTCCGGTGCGGATCGTGGCATCGGTTCGCGCCTTTGCTTTTTCCCCGAATATCGTAAAACGTCGGCGTAGCCGCACGTCTCACGTCGGGAATTTTTTGTATAACGTTTAATGAAGATAAAAATGGAAGAAGAAAAGAATAAAGATGACGGCAGCTTGTCGTTCTTGAATATCCCAAGGGATAAGAACTCAAGGCATTTTAATTGTCCGGAGATCACCCAACAGAAGTTGACGAATCTCACGTTCTGGGTAATCGATTACATGGATGGCGTGTCCACCAAGTTCGGGAAAGACAGGGCGCTTGTCATGATCAAGGAGAATCTTGAGGATAAAGATAGTGATGCGAAGAAATTCTTTACGAACTCCCAAGAGATCAAGTACGTTCTTGGTAAGATAAAGGAGATGGACAAGTTCCCGAGGAAAGTGACGATGCGAGCCTCCGGGAACAGGTATTATCTCGAATGACGGAATGAGGGTCGATCATCCCTAGGTGGTGCTGGTTGGCGGTAATGCGGACAACAGGTCGAATGCAGGCCTCGCTAACGTGAATACGAATAATGCGCCTTCCGATGCGAATCGTAACATCGGTTCACGCCTATACTTTTAGAGAGGGGAAAAGATATTTAGATAACAAACAGGGATGGTGGCCTCGCCTCTTGGCGAAAAAAGTCTCCCCATATAAAGGGTGTTGGTAGGGAAACCGAAGACTCCCTATGATAAAAAGCAAATTAATGACAATAAAATGAAGAGAATAGGGAATTTATTTGATAAGATAGCGAATATGGACAACTTGATACTTGCGGACATGAAAGCCCGAAGGGGAAAGAAGGATTCATACGGCATAAGGTTGTTTGACAAGGACAAAGAAGGTAATCTAAGCCGTTTGCTAAAGTCTCTGCTGGATGGCACGTTCAAGACTTCCAAGTACCGGACTGATACCATCTATGAGCCAAAAGAAAGGATCATCTTCAAGCTCCCTTATTATCCGGACAGGATATTGCATCATGCCATAATGAACGTCATGGAACCTATATGGGTTTCCGTGTTCACGGCTGATACGACATCATGTATCAAGGGAAGAGGGATAACGGAGGCGTATAAGAGGACAAGACGGGCTTTGTCCGATCGTGAATCCGTCTATTGCCTCAAGGTTGATATCCGCAAATTCTATCCGTCAATAGATCATGAGGTGTTGAAAGGCATCGCTCGGAAGAAGATCAAGGACGATCGCTTGCTTATGTTGTTGGATGAGATCATCGATTCCGCTCCCGGCGTTCCGATCGGGAACTATCTTAGCCAATATCTTGCGAATCTTTATCTCGCCTATCTGGATCACGAGATAAAGGAGATTATAGATATAAGGCATTATATCAGATACGCGGATGACATGACTTTTTTCCATCATGATAAGTGTTTCTTGAGAAACGTATTACTTCCGTGGCTTATCGATAGATTGGCCGTGTTGAAGTTGGAGCTGAAAGGGAATTACCAGATATTTAAGATCGCTGAGAGAAGATCGGATAAAAGCGGCCGTGGTATAGATTTCGTGGGGTTCGTTTTCTATAAGGAGCATATAAGGATAAGGAAGAGGACTAAGCAAAATCTATGTCGTGCGGCGGCTAGATTGAATAAAGTCCCGAATATATCCTTAACGGAATACAAGGCAGGTCTAGCCGGTTGGCTGGGCTGGATATATGATAGCGATAGCAAGCATTTAGCTAAGAAAATTTTAAAACCAGAGTTTTATGAAGCGATCATGGAGCGACACAATGCCGCCTAGAATAGAGCGGGACGGTGACGGTTCCTACCTGTACCGGTGGGACGTTAGAGAGGAGACAAGGGAGATGGGTGACGATATGGCCCCCGTGATCTCCTATAGTTACAACGAGGTCAGGGTATGGCCCACGTTGACTGCCAACAAGATATTGGAGGCCTGTATCAATGCCCTATGGGACAAGGACGTGGAGCAAAAGAAGCTGAACGACTACAACGCCGCCCAGCTAGGCATACTGGACTTGTCATACGTGGAGTCTTATAAGACGTTCCTTAACGAGAGGAAGGCGTTGAAAGACCGTGTGGATAGCGATTTCGCCGAGTGGGAGGCGGCGAGAGAGGAGGAGAGCGTAGTGGTTTTATAACTAAATAAAAAAGGATCGGAAGAATGGAGTTTTTTAAGATGATTTGCAGTATGAGGGAGCTACTGACTGTAGTCGTGTTTGAGATGTTCATCGTTATGGTGGCGATGGGGTGGGATTTCGCCTCGGGTTATTACAAGGCTAAATTGAGGGGCGAGGAGCGTAATTCGTATGGCATGCGTAGGACGGTCAGTAAGTTCATACTTTACGCTGGTAGCGTATGTATAGCGTGCGGGATAGACTCGGTTTGCTACGTGTGTCGGTTCTGGGAATTTATCCATCTGCCTTTCTTGACCAATGTCCCGGTCGTATCCTCGATAGTGACCGTATTTATCTTGATAACGGAGGTTAGGTCTATCTGGGAGAAGGCAGACGCTAAACAAAGGAGGCAGGCGATTAAGACAGCCGACATGATCGGTAAGGTTGTAACGCAAAAGGTTTTGGAGGACGCTTTGACAAACGCTTTATCCAATGCCATGAATAAAAAGAAGAAAGGAGAGTAAAATATGGGGAAAAATAATTTACCTCGTGGGTATCGGAACAACAACCCGGGAAACATCCGGATCAACGGAGACTTGTTCCAAGGTGAGATACGTCCGAGCAAGGACAAGTCATTTAAACAATTCGAAACGATGGCTTATGGCTATCGGGCGATCTTTAAGATCCTGTCGAACTACTATAACAACTATAAGCTTGACACGATTCGCAAGATGATAGGAAGATGGGCGCCTCCGGAGGAGAACCATACCGAAAAGTATATCCAGTTTGTATCAGATTACGCCGGTATCCCGGCTGATGATCCTATCAACATCAACGATCGTGAGCAGATGATCCGGATCGTGGGCGGGATGAGCAAGGTGGAGAATGGTAGGGAGGCTGATATGTCGGATGTTATTGCGGGGTGGAATCTGTTATGAGAGCATGGCAGGTTATATTAATACTAGTGTGCTTGGTAGCCAGTTTCACGGCTGGCTACCATATCCGGGGGGATGTGGCTAGTGATTCGATATCCAAGACCGGCAAGTTTACCAAGGTGGATACGATACATGACAGCATCCCGTACCCGGTCTATGAGACACTGGTACAAACAATACCTGAGCCGTTCCCTGTTTATATCACGTTGGACGGTGACACGGTAAAGGAACCTGTATATGTTCCGGTACCCATAACCAGCAAGGAGTACAAGACGGATGATTACCGGCTGTCAATATCCGGCTATAAGCCTAATCTTGATTACATCGAGGTTTATAGAAGGACTGAGTATATAACCAAGACGATCACCCCCCGTAGATGGGGAATAGGTGTTATTGCCGGTTATGGGATCGGGAAACATGGACTATCACCTTACGTTGGATTGGGTGGATTCTGCAGGATTTGGTGAGGCCTCCATGACTCACGTCCGGGAAGCCCCTATTAACTAGTAATAATAATTCGTCATATGAATAACAAGGGTTGACGTTTTTTTGTTCATGGTTAATTTAATATTAGTTTGATGGTGACTTCGTGAGAACGAACCGGAAAGGGAAGATGAAGAAAAAAGAATCTTCCCTAAATAATCGGATCGGAAGTTTGATTATTTTTTCATGCCACGCACGACGGGAAGATTCTTATATGTCTTTCTGCCGTGCATTTTTTGTGCCCGGCTTTGATAGTAAAACAAACCACGAAATAAAAAGTTTATGAATAAGGTGGAAATTTTTTACAAAAAAGTGATAGAGGCAGTCTGCAAGGAGTGCGGAACCGATCCGGTAATGATGTTTAGCAACAACAAGGAGAGGAACGTTGACGCTAGGGGAGTGGCTATAACCATACTGGCCGATCGCAAGTTGAGCGACAATATCATATCCGATCTGACGGGGATGACGAGGCAGGCGGTCAACAGGATGCGTAACTTGTACCCGGACAGAATAAGGAGAAGTTACTACCTGAGGAGGACGGTGGAGAGCGTTAAAGATAACATAAATGAATAGTTATGATTATATTACAACTTTTTCAAAGTTCAAATGTTATACTAATGATAGAAAAAAAGTTACCGAAAATATTGTAGGTGATAGAAAAATAGTTATCTTTGTGCGTTCATTCATCCAAGATGATGATTTTATTAACCAAAAGGATTAGCACATGGTAAGAAAGATCAAGGCTGTTATGGCCTTATTGGAAGCGAATGGATGGGCGCACATAAGAACTAGAGGAGATCACAGGATATTCAGGAAAGACGGAGAACCCCGTTCTATTCCTATTCCGGGGAGTCCTAGTGACGATCTAGCAATCGGTACGCTAAAATCACAAGCAGTATTTACAACCGATTATTACTCAATATTTTATAGATAATAAGTCAGAAATATGGTTGTTATTTTTAATTGCACATTCTAAAAGGTGAAGATTTAACGCTTTTATTGATTATTAACTCAAAAAGGACATCAACTTGGGTCGTTTCTTCTCTTTTCCTTGCTATTCGTTTCCGATATTCCACTTTTGTTTTGGTCTATCTCATATGTACTG